CCAGGCTGCTTGGTCCTATTAATAGATAATACACCACTTGAAGTGGTTAATCTATAAAGATCAGTAAAATTCGTTTGAGTTTTCTCAAATGCTGCTCTGATAGGATCTGCATCTGGATCATCAGGAAAGCTACCAAAATCTATAATTTGTTGTGCCATGTACTAACTCGCCTTTATAATGTATTTATCGTTTAGGGGTAAAGGCTACAACCAAAAAAAATACCCGGCATGTGGCCGGGTATTTAAAAGTATATGTTTACTTTATTATTGACCTAAACCTGCTAATCTCTTGAACTCAGCCATGTCTTCATCTCCGGTACGCTCTTTATCACCCGCAAGAACAGGAATAGTTTGCTGACCAGTAGACTTGGGCTTGTTTAATCCGCCTGCTATAACTTTAGTCATAAACTCAATATCACGCTCAAATGATGCCTCAGTACCATCTTTGCCTGCATCATTTGCCCACTCGTCAACTTTCTTTTTCTTGCCTTTCTTATCATCGTATTCAATATCTTTCTTTACTTCATTTCCTGCTTTTTCTGCCTTTTCATCTTCACTATGACGTTTTTTGCCATGAATTTTATCTTTTACTTTTTCATCATATTCAATATCTTTGGCAACTTTCTTACCAGCTTTTTCTGCCTTATCGTCTTTTTTATTAGTTGATTCTTCGCTTAGTTTTTCTTCTCTGTCTTTCTTGTCGTCATATTCAATATCTTTAGTTACTTTCTTACCAGCCTTTTCTGCTTTATCATCATCTTTACCCTTATGACCTTCATCATATTCTATATCTTTAGTAACTTTCTTACCAGCTTTTTCTGCCTTATCGTCTTTTTTATTAGTTGATTCCTCTGCTAGCCATGCTAGTTTCTTGTATAATGATAAAAAGCTTGATTCGCTCATTGCTTCTTCCTCTTGTTCGGCTGCATCTGCTGACATTACAGCATCGGCTGCTAATGGGCTACTCTCCATGCCATCTTCATTAGTAGCGCCTCCTTTGGCTGCGCCGCCGGCTGCTAATGCTGAATTAATCTGTGCGTCGGCTTCTTGACCTTGCTCGTAACCTTCACCATCATCTTCACTAATATCTTCTGTTGAAATATTCTCTGCCATTTCATCAGTGAGTTGATCTTGCGTCTGCACTTCATTAACTTTTTCATCATGATTGTGACCAGCTTCCATTACGCCTCCGCACTCGTCACAAATTTGTTTTGTCATATCTTCATGCCCATGCATCTCTTCATCTTTATAATCATCACGGCTCATTACTTTGCTTAACAAATCTTTCATATTATCATAGCCATCAAACTTAGGAGCGCCATAATCGCTTACCACTGCTACTGCAGGTTCCGCTGGGCTTAGGACTTCAGATTTATCATTGCCTAAACCACCTAGACCAACTTGCTTGATGAATGCTAATAACTTACCTGCATCATCACCTTGTGCAGTCACGCTTACAGTATCGTCCATCTGTCCCCCTGGGCCACCTAGACCCTGTGACATATTGACACTCAAGCCTTCATTGACTGTTTCGTTTTCAGTCAATAATGCATTCAACTGCTTATCTAATGATTCAAACGCAAATGCATCAGTCTCTAATACTTCTTTATCTTTGAATGTTTGACCGAACGCTTTGAATGTGTCTCCGGGTGTAGTTTCAGCTTTATGCTTCATGTAGGCAGTTTTATCCATTTCGCCTAGACCACTTGCTTTATCTGCTTGATCAGCCATGCCAGGAACTGTGGCAGGGACTGAATCAACTTCGCTGACTACTAATCCGCGATTTGGCATCAGACCATAGCATTCATCAAGACCTTCTTTAAAGCCTTCATGATAACGCTTATGCTCATCACTACCTTCGTTATAACGGCAAGCATAACCATGCTTTGTTAATCCGTGTGCTTTGCCTTCGTGATAGGCTGCTTCTATTGTATTCATAGTTTCATTCACCTGTTTAGTTTCTAGTACGTCTGGATTACGACCTGCACCTAATCCAGCGCCTCTTGCCGACATATTATCGATTGTTGGTTGATCGACTTCTTTCAATGCTGCGCCTTCGCCTTTCTTCCAATTACCTTTGGCTCGTAGTGCGAAATTGATTTGATGTTGTTTCTTTGCTTCTGGGCTATCTGCTTTATGTGGACCAGACTTCTTTAGTTTAGCAAGCATTGATTTCAATTCTTCTACGCTCTTGCCACTATATTCGCCTGTTGCTTTTACTTTAGCATCGCCTGCCCATTTCTCATCTAACATAGCTGATTCAGGATTATCTTCTGCCGCTTCATTCTTGCCATGCTTCTTATTATACATGCTCCATGCAATAGCAAATGCTTTTCCTTCTTCTCCTGGATATTTTTTCTTCAATGATAACACAACATCTTCCATGCCAGGAGGTGCTTTTTCCATCATTGGTTGTTCTTCTTTTAGATCATCGCCACCAAATGTCATCTTGCCTTTACTTACAGCATCTTTGATACTAGCAGCCAAGGCTGGATCCGAGACTGTGCCTATTGTTGTATTACCCTGCTTAATTAACTGAGAAGTTTGCTTTGCAGGTTCCATAGTGACAGCATCAGCCTCATTTACTATTTTGTTATCGATCTGATTAAACCAATCTTTTAATGATTTCTTTTTATCAGATTCTATAACGCCTTGTTGATTATCTGGCAACACAGCCTCCACAGTGGGATCATTAATTGTTTCAGCAAATTTTTTGTAAAAATCTCTAAAATCCATTTTTATTCCTCTTATGCCATTGCGCCTGTCTTAGGCTTTGCAGGAAGTTTAATGTTGGTCATAGGACTTTTATTGCCCATTGATTTATCATCTAAGTATGGCTTGAAGGGATCGAATGAGTCAGGAGTTTCCTTAGCAGCATATGGGATCATAATCTTGTTATCTTTGGTCTGCTCTTTGATGCTGTTTAAATAAGAATCGCTATAATCTTTATTAGCTTGTTCGGCTCCGCTTATTTTATCAAAATCTTTAGTGTTTGGCGACATCTGATTAGCATACTCTTCTTGTTCGCGGTTTATACTATCATCATATGCACTATCTACTAAACGAACATAATTCAAGTTGTAACCTAGCAACTGCGCTAATTGCTGGACCATTGGTTCTGTGCAAGGATAGCGAAACTTACATTTTAAAACTGTTACTGGTTCGTTCTTAATGCCTGGAAAACCATATACATCTTTTTGTATAGGCAATGTTTTAGGTGTGATTGGACCTGCAGGATCAAACTTGTTTAGATTGAAAATAAACATATCCAAGAAGTTTTTATCAACTTCTCCAGCAATCTTAATAGTGACATCATATAGATGTATACTTTCAGCTATATATTTTTTAAGGCTTTTCATATCTATAATTCCCGTATATAATATTTATCATTTGTCTATGTTTTTGCTAAGAAGGGCTTTTAGGATCTCGTTACGATCTAGCACTTTACCTTCGCCAATGGGAGTAGCTTCTACTTCTTTTTCCTTACTATTTTCCTTTTGATCTAGTGCTGCTTTCTTTAATTGTAACTCTATCATCTTAAGTTTCTTGCTAACTTTAGCGGTTTTGGCTGTAATCGCATGTCCTAGCATAGTACCTGCTACATTGAATATCTCGCTGCTATAACGGCCATCAACCTGCATACCTAGATCCATTAAGTCTTTATAACTATTCTGTGCTAGGTCTGCTAGTCTATCCATCTCTATGTCAGCTGATTCTAATCCACGGACTTGTGGTAATGCATTTTCAATTTTTTCTAGATTGTTTAATGCTGCCTCTGTGATTTCCTTAGTCTCCGGGGGCAATTCAAGTTCAGGATCTGTAGAACTTGACATAGAAAATAGTTCTTCCAATTTCTTAGTCATCGACTATTTATTTGCGTTTACCCTGATAAAACAAATCATCTTCAGTTATGACCCTAAAGCTACATCCTATGCGTTTACAGTAGGCCATAGCCGCTGCCCATTTTGCATGGTTAATAGCGACTGTTGCTTTCTCTTTAGCACTTGCCAATCTGCTTTCTATCAAACTTTGTTTTTTGGGCTTTATCTCAACTATCTCTGCTTTTTTATTTCCAAATTTGTCTTGATATACTACAAAAAAGTCCGGTATATACACAGTTTGTTTTCCTGTCAATGGGTTCTTGTACGGGACTTGTATGGCTTCACTTGCCCATTGTATGACCCCTTCGTGGTTATCACAGAATATCATAAAAGTTA